TTCCATTATTTGCGTAATTTAAAGCACACCAGAAAGTTAGTTCTTTGTTTGGAGTTGGGTCCATTGCTGATATTTTTATTAAAATATCTTTAATATCGTTGGTTTTTGGAGCAGAAATATCTGTTTTGGCTTTAGTTAATATTTTATTGCCAAAGTCATTTATTAATCGTTGTTCGTTATATTCTCGTAGTAATTCTTTTATTTTCATTTTATGCCCCTAAAACATCAGGAGGTAATCCACTATTTCCAAAACCCGGAACAATATTAGGAACACCGATTTTATTGTTTAATAACCCAATTGAAGAATTTTGAACGGTTGTAGCATCGCCATTGGGTTGATTTAAAATAGAAGTTACGCTATTAATTCCACTGTTTGTTCCGCCGTTGGAAACAGACGGAGCATTAAATAATGATGAATTAACTGATGATCCTAATTGACTAACTTGATTTAAATTAGTATTAACTGGTGCAATGAAACTTGGAGTAGTATCAAAAAATGTTTGAAGAACTGCATCCCAACTTGCAATTTCATCATTGTTAACTAATCCTGAGTTATATAAAACGGTTTCACATTCAATAGACATTTTATTTTGCATATATTCAGAACTTGAAAAATCAACAGTATCATGATCAAAGGAAGATATCACTGGATTTACTAAAACATACTCAGTATATTGTGGTCCAATTGTTGGATCAGAATTTGTTTGACGATTAAATTGATATATTCGTATACTTCTAAAAAATGGATTAGTTTTATTCATCGCAGAACCAAGAGTATCAACGGTATCCATACCATAATTTACTCCCCAATTAGAAGAAGTGCTATATAACATTTCAACATTTGCTGTGCTTGGTGCCCATTGATACGGAACTGCTATTCCTTGATTTTGTGATGCTTGAAAATTTACGTATCGTGGGTCTTGAATCATATATTGATAATATGCATACCAAAATCCTCGTATAGTATCAACAGTATCATCCCAGAAACTTATTTCAATTGGATCATATGTTATTTTGGTTGTTGTTAGACTCCATCGATTATATTGATTATTCTTTTTAACATCAAATTTAAAAGTTGGTAATTTTGCAGTTTTTGCTAAAATTCCTAAAATTGGAACATTAGTAGGATTCCAATTAATTCTAAAATTAGAAGTTGCCTCTCCTAATACGGCATTCACGGCACTAATTACTACTGGGTCCAATTCAAAAAATATATGAAACCAATTTTTACTTTTGGGTAAGAAACTGCTATTGTTAGGTCGGAAAATTTTAGATGCATGTTGATAATCACGCAAGGTAGTTGCTGGTTGATTAGATGTTCCAGATAATACTTGTGAAAGAATACTCATATAGATATTTATGTTATATTGACAATGAACTCTTCTAACAATGTTTTAATATTATCTTTTTGAGCGTATGATATCTCAAGAAAAGGAATATTATTTGTTTGACAATATATTTTTTTAATTAAGTCATGTTTTAATATCTGGTTGAATACCATTTGAAGTTTTTCATCTGACCATTTTCTTGATCTTCGTATTGGTCTATAATGTTGAATTCCTTGATATTCAATTAATCCTAAAATTTTTTTATTATTTATTATTGCAAAATCAAAAGGAAGAGGAAATATATTTTTACATTCTGGAATTTTAAATTCACTTTTATACTTCAATTTTGTGTTCTCAAGTATTAACCTAATAATAGTTTCTCCTGATGATTCTTTGCACTTCGGACATCCTCTACCAAATAAGTGCTTGTTTGGTATTTGCCAAAAATCTCCGTGAATAGGACAAGTTATACATAATTTTGTTTTTGATGTAATATATTCAGATTTATTATAATTAAAAAAATTACTATGTATTTTGGATCATCCAAAATAAACTGATCTGTTGTTTTTCTGCGAATGACAGCAGATGACTCGTAACCACAATTAATACAACCTATTCCAGCAATATGTGAATATGCTTTAACGCTAAAGTTTCCATGTTTTGGGCATGTTACAATAATATCGTAATGCGCCCCTTTATATATGACATTTTCATAGGTATATTTATAATTATGTTTCTTGTTTAATAATTTAATTAATTCTTCTTGATCAAATCGACACCTAATCCCTGTATTTTGGTTGGCACATTTTGGACACCCTGCCCCAGCTATATGATCCTTTGAACGTTGCCAAAAATCTCCATGAATAGGACAAGTTATACAGATTTTTTCTTTCCAAGAAACAAAAACAGTTTTAGTATATAAACAGTTTATATGATTTGGATGAGTTTTTGCTTTTTCAATAAAGATTTCAGTTGTATAATAAATACGCATAGCTGGTGCTCCTTAATAGCATTAGAGTCAGTAGGATTGGTAGTCCGTGACTGACATTATTTATGCTTAAAATAAAAGCTCACCAGTAATTTGGTGAGCTTTAGTGCAACAGGAGGAGATTTTTAATTAAATTGCTAGAACACCATTAGTTCTAACAACAGGTGAACCGATTCCAAATGCAGTTTGTAATGCATTATCAAATACAATAGATAGTTTAACAGTTTGAGGATCAGAAGTTTTATAGTCACTATCACTCCAATCAGCGTTACTAATATAACATCCAACAAGATTCCAAGATTCCAGAATAATTGGCTCAACTGCACCATTTCCACCATCCAATGTATCAGCAACAAGAGAAAATTTAAAATCACTTGCGGAACTAGCACTTGCTTGATTTAGGAAATCAAATTGTTTTTGCATCTGTTGTCCAACAAGCGTCTGAATATTACCTTGCATATCATCACGAAGAGTAACAGTAGTCGCATCCCATGATGGCTTTCCGGGATAGTGAACCTTGGAGTTATAAACATCAATTACTTGTTCATCAAATTTTAGACTTGGACGTTTAAAATCTATAACTTGTTTTGTCAATTCGGTTGTATCAACCGAAACACCAAAGCCAACAAAAGTCAAACGAAATCTATATTTCAATTTTGGCATTATTAAGCCCTGACCCGATGCGGAATCCCCGATATTTGAAAGCGGAACTGTGAAATTAAGCAAACTTGCGGAAGCCATAATTATATCTCCTATTACTACACTGATAGTATTTATACTTTATTGAAAAATTTTCAAAAGTAACCTTTATTAGTCCAAAATTGTAATATGCTTTCTACATTATTAAAATCAGTATAAGGAATAATTAACAATGGTATTTTGTTTTCCAAACAATAATCACTTTTAATTTTATCAGAATCTAATGTTTTATTTAATTTTTCTATACCACCAAAATGAGTAAAAGATTTGTAATGTTGAATTCCTTGATATTCTATTAATCTCAATAATTTACCATAATTATTATAAATTCCAAAATCAAAAGGAAGTGTTTTCTTTCGATGACACCCAGTAATTCTTACTTGTCTTTTATATTCTATTTTGTTCAAAATAAGAAAATTTTCAATTGCCTTCTCACCTCTTGAACTATTACAAACTGGGCAACCAGAACCTTGAAGATGATTAGTAGGAACCTGTAAGAAATCTTTATTACAAGATAAACATGTTATGATAACCGGAATTTTACTATTAATATATTTTACCTTATCATATGAATAATTATCATTAAGTGGTAATTTTTTTGCTTTTTGAACAAACTCATTAGTGGAACTTAGTAATTTCTCAGAAATCAATTTATTTTTACAAAAATAACATCCTTTTCCTGATAAATGATTATCTGGTGTTTGTAAGAAATCTCTATTACATACTAAGCAAGTTATAAGAACATTTTTTCTTGCATATTGATATTTTGTTTTTTCATATGAATATTTGCCAAAATGAATTGGTATCAAAGATGCATCTTCTATAAATTGTTCAGTAGTCTTGATTCGTTGTTTATTACATGTTTTGCGATAACATAATGGACACCCATGACCTCGTGAATGAGAATCTGGTGTTTGTAAAAAATCCTCATTGCAAAGCAAACAGGTAATAATAACTTTTGTTTTTGCATTTTTATAAACAGTTTTGTCATATGAATATATATTTTTATCTTTATTTTTCATTATAAAAATACTAGTGTCTTTTTTATTACCTCCTATAGAACATAATATACAACCATTATGACCAGATATATGATTATTGGGCAATTGTTCAAAATCTCTATTGCAAAGCAAACAGGTAATAATAACTTTTGTTTTTGCATTTTTATAAACAGTTTTATCATATGAATATCTTCCTTCATTATAATTCTTTTTTGATTGTTCAATAAACTGTTGAGTATTATAAATACGAGTTTTCATTTGATTTGTCCAATAAATTAGGGTATGCCAATAGTATAGCATACCCTAATATTAAATACAACTATTTTAACCAGCGGTTACACTGCTTGTTGTAATAACCCCTTGACCAACCAAAGTAATAGGAATATAGATATATTCAGCCACAGTTGTTGGAGCAACAGCTACATCTACAAATAATTCATTTGCGTCAATTGTTGCGGGAGAATTATTGGAAAGATCGCAAACAACTGCATAATCAGTGATTCCTCTTAGTGCTTGAATACTCTTCAAGAATTCACCGATTTGATAAGCAATTCCCTGTCGAGTTATGCTATCATTTTGCTCGAATACATACTGTCCACCAATCTGATTTAATGCTCCACGAAGATAGATAACAAGACGCGCAACATTAATTCTGCTTAATTCAGTGTCTTGGCCGCTGCGAGTCTTCTGTCCATAAATCTGAATTCCACCAGCTTGAAAATTACTAATTGGATTTACATATGCAGGATATAGAACATCACGCAATGCTTTAGAAATACTGTTTGTAATAAAATTACCAGTTTGTTCATCAACATAGCCGATAGAACTTACGTTTGT